CTTGCAGCTAAGTATACACAAACTATGCTTAAACAAGGAGTTACTAACGAAAAAGAAGAAATTCCTTTTGCAGAATTGTATTTCGGTTTAAAGATAGCTAAGATTAAAAAACAAATTGAAGTACTAGACTGGACAGGAGTAGCTGGAGCTGGTTCTTATGCTGGTTTAGCAGCAAATCACGCTTCTGTAGTAGATGTTTCTGCGCCAACAGCTGGAATTCAAACGGCTTCTACAATTATAGAAAGTTTATCATTTTTAGCTCAATCAATGGATGAAGATATAGCTGGAGCAGATGATATAAAAATATTCTTAGGAATGGACTTATTCTTAATGTACCAAAGAGCAATAGCAGATGGAAATTATTTTCATTATGTAGTTGACGGAGAAGTAGGAAACGAACTTCCATTAGTAGGTTTCCCACAAGTAACAGTTGTTGGAACTGTAGGTCTTTCAGGACTTAACAGCGCAGTTGTTGGGGACGTAGTTGCTTATTTAACTAGAGGATCTAACATTGTAATAGGTGTTGATTTACCAGAAGAAGAAGCTGAAGATTACAGAGCGTGGTACGATCCAAACGACAGAATATTTAAGACGTCTTTTGCATTTAGAAGAGGAATTAATTGGGCTTTCCCAACTGAAGCGTGTAAATTAAAAATATCGTAATAATAACTTTAAGGGAGTTCGCTCCCTTTTTTAAAACTTAATAATATGGCTTGTGGATTAGATACTGGGTTTGCTAGAGATTGCTCGGATAGCGTGGGCGGAATTGAAGAATTTTACTTATTAGAACGTTCAGTCGTAACTGGTTATGTAGAGGCTTCAAATGAAGTAACAGGAATTACAGACGGTGGCGCAACTTGGCACAAATACGAACTTAAAAAAGAAGTAGGAAGCATTACAGCTCCTGTAACAATTAGCCCTGAAAATGGGACTAGATTTAGCGAGGCAAAACTTGCTTTCTCTATTAACAAATTTTCTGCTGCTAAGTCGAACGAATTAAAATTAATGATACTTGGGCAGGTAATTGCAGTCATAAAAGACAATAACGGTGTGTACTGGGGATTGGGCTTTCAGTCATTTGCTGAAGGAACTGCTTTAAGTGCTGATACTGGAACTGCCTATGGAGATAGAAACGGCTATACAGTGGAGATAACAGCGAAGGAGCCAGAAACTCCGTACGAGGTTGCTGCATCAGTAGTAAATGGGATGGTTAAAGCATAGAAATTTTAAAGATTTCATTTTGTAGGGGTGGGCTTAATACCCGCCCTTTTTTTTTAATAAAAAATTAAAGTTATGGAAATAAAAAAAGAATTAATAGGAAGCACTTGGAACGGCAAAGGTTTTAAGGTTGAAATTAAGAAAGAAAATGCTAAAATATTAAAGCATTTAGAAGCTGATGTTTTTGAAAAGAAAAAAAAGAAAAAAGATGATACACCTAAATAAGGGCGTTTTAACTTCTTTTGTAGCGACTTGTTCCGAGCTAGGGAGTTTGTCAAGTCCATATTATTTATTACATTTGAAAAATGATACTTCAAAAGTGGAGTATTATTGTGTTCTTGTGGATATTTCGCCTAGTGCTGTTAGATATAATCAATTTAACTTTACTGAAGGAATAGATGATGCTTTAAATGGTAAATTAGTTTTAACAAACTCAGGTTATTATGATTACTTTTTTTATGAGCAAGTAAGCGCAACGAATTTAGACCCTGTAAATGCTGAATTAGTAGAACAGGGGAAAATGAGATTATACGATAGTAATGATACTTTAAGTGTTTCCCAGCATTCAATTAGCGGAACAAATATAATATACAACCAATGATTAAATTACTTCCATTAAGTTTTAAAGCCTCAGAGCTGCCAGTTTTCAAAGAAAGTAGAAAAGGCGATTGGTACGAATACGGTTCAAATAAACCTTATAAAAACAATTACGGTTCTTATCTAGTTAAACTTTTAAATGAGAGTTCTAAACAAAGTACTATAATTGAATCTAAGACAAAATTTATAGTAGGTAGAGGGTTTTATATAGACAGAGATATATCGTTTAGTGAGAGGGCTTTAGTTGAAGCATTTTTAAGACAAGTAAAAGAAGCTAATTTATTAGTAAAAATTGTAAAAGATAAAAAAGTATTTGGAGGTTTTGCAATTCAAGTAATTTTAAACAAACAAAGAAAGATAGTAGGTTTAGAGCATATTGATTTTAATAACATAAGAGTAGGAACTGAAGACAACTATTATTACACTTCTGATTGGAATAGAAATCCTGAAGGAAACGAAGATTTTACAGAGTTTTTTAACTTCAATCACGAAGCAAATACATCAGATAATTATTTAATTTATTTTAAAGAATACCGCCCAGATTTAGGAGAATACCCTATTCCTGATTATGTAGCTGCTATTCCTTATTTAGAGGCAGACGCAGAAATAGCGAACTTTACAATAAACAACATAAAGAACGGATTATCAAGCGGTTATATCGTAAGTTTCAATAATGGAGAACCTTCTGACGAAGAGCAAAGGGAGATAGAACGAAAGTTTAAAAACTATTCTTCAGGAACAGAAAATGCGGGAAAAATTTTGCTCAGTTTTACAGACCAAATGGCAGACCATCCGACTCTAATTCCTATTCCTATAGATGGCAGAAACGAGCAATTTTTAAATCTTAACAAACAAATACAAGAAGACATTTTAGAAGATGTATTTAATGAATTAATTAATTTTAATGGTCTTCCTAAGTGTTTAAAGATACAAAAAATAGAACCAGTAGGTAAACCGTTAAGTGAGAGCGTAATGGTGGGAGTTATGACAACAGACGAAATAAGAGAAAAGGTAGGACTTCCAAAATTAGAGGCTGGACAAGAAATACAACTTAAAAGCCAAGAGGAAGATATGATTTTTTCACAACTTAAGGATATAGGTTATAATGCCGATAATTTAGAAGTTTTAGAAACAATAGTAAACCCTATAACTTGTATAGCAGATGCGGAAAAATTTGAAGCTGAAATAAAAGAAAAATATGTTAATGTTTTAACAGAGTTAGAGAAAAGCATACTTGCGCTTTTAATTAAGAATGCGACAATGCCTAATACTGAAA